GTGATTGAACACAAAAAGAAGTAAGTACACCTCTTCCCCCTACTAATATATACTTTGGTAGGGGGTTTTTTATTTTTAATTATTCGTAGGAGAAAAATTATGTTACCGTTATTATTATTTAATGTTATTTCTAGTCTTGTCATAGACAAAGCAACAGATTTAGCAACAGAGCATGTGGAAAGTATGATAGATGATTTACTTCCAGCCAGTGCAAAAAAAGAATTAGACAAAGCTATAAAAGAAGACCCTGCACACCAATTCACAAATGCTAAAGATGCATTGATGGCCGCAGTTGAAGGTAAGTTACCTATAATTAAAGCAGATGGGACACTTAAACCAATAGAAATGACATTCACACTTAAATATGATCCTACTACTGGATCAATTGATATAGATAAATCTTAGGAAGGATTATCATGGCAATAGAATCTTATAACGGACATTTGACAAAAAACTTTGGATATCAAGAAATGATAAAAAGTTCTACAGCCGACCGTTTGGGTATCTCAAATGATGCAACAAGAGAACACGTTATTAATTTAGTCAATGTTTGTAATTTTATATTACAACCGATAAGAGATGAATTTGGCCCAATTCGTATTAATAGTGGCTATCGTTCTCCTGCATTGAACAAAGCAGTTGGCGGTTCTAAAACAAGTCAGCATTGTAATGGTCAAGCGGCAGACTTTGAATCTACCAGAATTTCAAATCCAAATCTTGCAAAATGGATTTCTCAGAATTTGGAATTTGATCAACTCATCTTGGAATTTTATGATGGGAAAGATCCTAATAGTGGATGGGTACATTGTTCGTATGTTCTTGATGGGAGCAATCGCCGCAAAGAAATGACGGCACTAAGAATTAATGGGAAGACAAGTTACAAGACAGGTCTTCTCACATAGGAGAAGAATATGAAATATGTGTGGTTAATATATCTTCAATTTCTATTTGTTGCTGGTCAATTCAATACAAAAAAGAATTGGATTGACAAACACATTTTAATGTGTTATAATAAGTTAGATGAATTAAATGTTGATTATGTTAAATATCACGATTTTGATAAAAAGAATAAATGAGTTTTTATACAAATGTACACCGCCTGGGAAATAATATTTTATTCCGTGGCATTTCCAACGATGGCCAAAGATTTAAAGATCGTGTAGAGTATCAACCTACACTCTATATTCCTACCAAAGAAGAAACCAAATTCCGTACTCTTGAAGGAAAACCAGTTGGAGAAATTCAGCCAGGAACTATGAAGGAATGTAGGGAATTTATTGCTAAATATAAGGAAGTTGACAATTTCAATATTTACGGCAATGATAAGTTTGAATTTTCTTTTATCGCAGAATACTTTCCAGAAGAACATATTAATTATGATTTCTCGCAGATTCGTATTGCATATCTTGATATAGAAACTGGTTCTGAGCATGGGTTTCCAGACATCGAAACTGCAAATGAAGAAGTAACTGCCATTACAATTAAGATAGATAGGAAGTGTTATGTTTTCGGTAGAGGCGAATTCGTTCATGATAGAGAAAATGTCTTCTATTTTCGTTTCGATAGTGAACGAGCCCTCTTACAGAAGTTCTTTGAAATATGGGATAAGGAATGTCCAGATATCGTTACAGGATGGAACATAGAGACATTTGATATTCCGTATCTTATCAATCGTGCAAAAAGATTATTCGATGAAAAGAAGAATCCCTATCGTTTACTTTCGCCATGGAAAAGGGTTAGAGAATATAAGATGTTTGGAATGGGAGGTCGGGAACTTCAAGCCTATGAAATAATGGGGGTAGAAACTCTTGATTATTTATCAATGTATCGTAAATTTACTTATACTAATCAAGAGTCATATCGACTTGACCATATTGCATTTGTAGAATTGGGAGAACGGAAACTTGATTATTCTGAACAGGGCTCCCTCCATCTTCTCTACAAAAATGATTATCAGAAGTTCATAGAATATAACATCAAAGATGTAGAATTAGTTGAAGAATTAGAAAGTAAATTAAAATTACTTGAAATGTTAGTTGCACTTGCATATCTTTGCAAAGTGAATTATGGAAATACATTCGGCCAAGTTCGGATGTGGGATACATTAATTTTCAATAATCTTCTCAGGAAGAAAATTGTTATTCCACCAAAGAAACATTCTCACAAATCCACTCAGTTTGAAGGTGCGTATGTGAAAGAACCTATTCTTGGGGCACACAATTGGGTAGTGAATTTCGATTTGAACTCTCTGTATCCTCATTTGATAATGCAATATAATTTGAGTCCCGAAACATTAATTACAGATGAATTGCCTAAAGAATTACAAAAGATTAAAGATGACCGGCCGGGTGTGAGCGGATTGTTAGATCAATCTCAATCATTGGATGGTTTGGAAAAATATAATCTTACTTATACTCCAAACAATGAATTTTATCGAAAGGATGTACAAGGATTTCTGCCAGAGATGATGCAGGACATTTATAATAATCGTGTAAAGTACAAGAAAAAGATGATTGCAACCAAGAAAAAGTTGCAGAAGGAAAAGGATGGAGATAAGAGAGTAGAATTATATAAATTGATTTCTAAGTATCATAATATGCAGAATAATCTAAAGACTACGCTCAACTCTGCTTTTGGTGCAATGGGGAACGAACACTTTAGATATTTTGACCAACGAATTGCCGAGGCGGTTACAACATCTGGACAACTTTCAATTAAATGGATCGAGAAAGAAATCAATCGATATTTGAATGAAATACTTAAACCAGAAGAAGAAAAAGATTATGTCGTGGCAGTTGATACAGATTCGGTTTATATTTGCATGGATGATTTGGTAAAAACAATTTATGGAGATACGATTGATGATAAAAATAAAGTAGTTGATTTTTTAGATAAGGTTTGTTCTGAACAAATGGAAAAAATCATAGATACTTCTTATCAGAAACTTGCTGATTATGTAAATGCATATGACCAAAAGATGGTAATGAAACGTGAAAATATTGCAGACAAGGCCCTATGGACTGCAAAGAAACGTTATATTATGAATGTGTATGATGCAGAGGGTGTTCGATATGAAAATCCACAACTCAAAGTTATGGGAATTGAATCAGTTCGATCCTCTACTCCTGCGGCGTGCAAAGAAAAAATGAAGGGGATTTTTAATATTATCATGAATGGTACAGAAGAAGATGCGATAGATTATATTGATAAGTTCAGGGAAGAGTTTCAGACATTAAAAGCAGAGGATATATTTTTTCCACGTTCTGTTCGTGGAATAACTAAGTATCATGATGCAGCTCAATTGTATATTAAAGGTTCGCCAATTCATGTAAAAGGGGCATTACTTTATAACAAACTTCTCAAAGATAAGAAATTAACAAATGATTATCCATTGATACAAGATGGTGAAAAAATAAAGTTTGCATATCTCAAGAAACCAAATACTACTGGTGGAGAAGTTATTGCAATTTTGAATAGGTTGCCACCTGAGTTACAATTAGAACAATACATTGACTATGATAAGATGTTTCAAAAATCGTTTATTGATCCTATGTCAACGGTGATGTCAGCTATTGGTTGGCAGACTGAACACATATCAACACTTGAAGATTTTTTCGGATGAGAACGGATGTTTTTCGGATTACTAACACTATTGGTTGCACTTGCAATTTCAACAGTTGCAGCATTTTATTCCATAGTTGGACTAATGGCAATCTTTGCAGGAGCCACAACTGCAATCGCTATCATGGGCGTTGTCCTTGAGATAGGAAAATTAATATGTGCATCTTGGACATTTACTAATTGGAAAAAATGTCCTGTTATAATGAAAACCTATTTCATTGTAGCAGTAGTTGTTTTGATGCTGATAACCTCTCTAGGTATATTTGGGTTTTTATCACGAGCGCATATTACACAATCTAGTCCTACTGCATTACTGGAAGAACGAATAGAAAGAATAAATCTCAAGGTAAATCAACGACAAACACAGATAAACAGGTATCAAGGGAGATTAGATACTTTAGACCAAGCACTTCAAAGGTACATCGAACTTGGTGCAATTAGTAAAGGATTATCCAAAATTGGTGCAATGGATAATGAAACAAATCTTTTAAAGACGAAAATTTCAACCTTAGAAACGGAAATTGATGGATTGACGGATAAGAAGTATGGATTGAAGACCGAACTAAATCTTGCAGAAGTGGAGGTCGGGCCTATACGTTATGTAGCGAGTATGATTTACGATGATGTAAGTGAATCGCAACTTGAAGAGGCCGTACGTTGGATAATCATACTTCTTATCTTTGTATTTGATCCCCTTGCAGTTGTCTTGGTGATTGCTGCAAATATTTCATTAAGGGATTATCGTAAAGAAAGAAAGATGGCAACCAAAACAGTTACAATAATGCCAGACTTATCAGACAAAGAAATAATAGATAAGGAAAATGTTGCTGAATATTC